CTATGCACGCTAGCAGATTATATAAACGACATCCCGCGGCGAAGCCGGCCGTACAGGGTGATAGTCGCCTGGTCCGTAGAAAGCCAAAATCAAAAAAAAAAATAGAGACCCATATCTCAGTGCATATGAATTGATTTGATTTGATGATACTGACTTACCACTACTATTGAATACTTAAAATAAACAAAATAAACTTGCTCAAATATTTTCGTGAGAGAGCTCTCACGTGGGGCTTGACTGATAAAACAGTTATCCCTCCTTTCGCTCGACCAACGACGCGGGGACGAGTTTTTGATTTGCAGTGAACACCGGAGTGAGGTCGGCGGTGTTCATTCCTATGTAAGCAAGCTGCGCATCGTCAAGCATTGAGACGTAGACGTTGCAATCAATCTCAGGGGAAACACTAGGCATAGTCTGCAATCTAGTCAGAAGCCGGATTGACACCTCACCCATAGAAAACCGCGCAGAAGAGGTCACCTCGAAAGGATTAGACGGCTCCGGCGGGCCTGCTGGAACTTCTAACCACTGTGTGGGTGCCCTCCACGGGATCACAACCTCAAAGGTGTTTTGCCCAGCTCCTACTTCAAGCACTTCTGCGTTCTGAGCAAGAATGTTCTCCATGCCTACAGTGCTTGAAGCCCCTCCATAATGGGTCGCAACGACCAAACGTAAAGTGTGCACAGAAGTGGCAATCACTTCGATAATGATCTTAAAACCGCCTCTCCAAAACTTGAAAGGCGCAGCGATATATCCCATAAGGGTCTCGTCAACCATCGAGTTAAGTGGAGCATTAAATAATTTCATGGTGGGCGTCAGAGGCAAAACCATGTACACTTCACCTTCGATATCGGATTCTTTTATCGTAAACGAATTCAGAAATGACTGCTTTTTTAACAAGTAGCTAAGCGTGCACTCGGGAATCGTTGAAGCAACATCCTTTGCATCAACAAGAGACTGCTGACCGGGGTGCATATCCATGACATTCATATAATGAACGTTGGTGGAATGATTGAGCATCGGAGCAGCTCTCTGAAACACAGGAGTATAATTAGCTCCGACATTGGGGGCATCCAAACCATACTCGGCAACTGCTCCGACTCTGGAAACCGCATCGGTGACGTCATTCAATACACCTGAGACATTCTTCGCTATTGACATCGTGGCTCCGTGTCGTATAAACGAAACGTATCCTTCGGCAGGTGGTGGCCGCAGCATCTGGAAGTCACTGTTCCTGAAGCGCGAATAAACGTTGACAGTGCAGTAATTCACACTCCCGGCAGCAACCCGCAGTTTGTTGAAAACGACAATCGACACAGTGCCAAGCAGCGCAAACGGATCTCCAGTTTCTCCGTCCGTATTTAAATAATTCTTGTAATGCGCATAAGGGATGAGCATCGTCACTTCAGTCGTGTTTCCCGCCATAATTGTGACATTTGGGGCGACGCTCATTGAAACCAACGAGGGCAACTGCAAATAAGAAGCACGCGCTGGGTCGCAAAAGGGAGCAAGTACAACGATCAACTTACCACAGACGAAGCCGGTCGATTGCACCTGAACTTTAATCTCTACATCACCATTCCAATAACAGAACTTCTGGAAAGGGGTCTCCGATGTCGAACCGATGCACTGATAAGGCACACTGCGAGTATCAAGAATCGTGCCTTGAACTTGTGAGTCATCCCATTGGAAACTCCTTAGAAGTTGGTACCTATCGACGAAGCTATTAAAAGTATACTTCTCTTCACCCATCTGCTTCCTCGCAACGCGCGGTTTTCTGTCCGTTGGCACAACAGGAGCATCATTCACGTTCGTGAAGCCAATTCCGTGGTCGCCTGAGTCCATATGTTTGACGAAAGCGTATTCCTCCTTCAGATCCAAATCTGACTTAAACGGAAAGATCTGAGTGTCGTAGAAGGCCTTAGCATAACCAGGTGTGGTGTCCCAGACAAAATAGCTGCCTCCGAGGTACGCCGCCGCGCTATTTGTTCTAGGTGTAATGAATGACACTGCCAGTGAATGTTCGTAACCCGACTGGGCCGTAGGTATAACAATTTCAGTCGTTGGAATACCAGTACCATTCAAAGCTCCTCTAACGGTGGCATTAGCGTAAGATAGATACGTAAGATACCAACCGGATGCCATCTCCGTGGTGCCGACGAGATACGCAGTTCCTCTCACGACGGCGGATTTAGGATCGATGTTGAAGTTGCCAGCGCCAGTCGTCGGCCCTCCAGGCCTCACCTCAATCTCGAGACTTCGCGCGGTGCAATTTTTCATGTCGCACGCAACTTCCTTCACGGCGCCTGGATCATACCTTCTATTGACAGGTGCGACCGTAACCACGCCTAAGGAAACAAGCTGAGCATCGGTGAATAGCTCAGTCCTGTAGTTGACACTCTTGATAAGAAGGCCGTCACTAACAACTACCGACTGTTCCTTATAGTTCTGGATGACACTGGACTGACTGAACGGGAAAGCTGGTGCGCCCACAATGTTTTTCAAGGTCAAGTACTCTGGCAAAGTAATATCGTAATTCCTATTGTGAGGATAATACGAGCCACTGACTCTAATAGAAGGAACAAAAAACAGAAAATGCGTAGAATAATTGTCCCCAGCAGCGGCATAGATCGACAGCGCGGGCCTACTATCTACTGGAGTGTCGATGACGAAAGAGGCACTGGTGGTCTGTCGATACTTTTCTTCACCTTCCAATTTAGGCAATATGTTGAATTTGTAAGGAATTGTAGACGGGAATTGCAGCATAGCCCAATCACCCTTCATACTAGTTGAGTCAAATGGACACATAGCACTGATGCCATTAGCAATCACCTTCGGAACCACTGCACTGTTAGCAAGTCTCTCAGTTGCATCAGTCCTGATAAGAAGATCACCATTACACTTAATGGCTAACCTTAGATCACCACTCCAAGCTGCAAATGGTCCAGCGAACCAGGCAAGAGTGCCAGCCATAGGCCTCAGATCAGTAGAAACCGAAGTCCTAGTGATATAAGCCGCAGAAACGCTCTCAGTGTAAGAAGCACCAGAGGTGACGGGTGGACTGTAATACATCAGGGTGAATCGCTTCGCAGGCTCGAGAACTGTACTCTCGGTCGGCTTGTAAGTTACTTGGGCGTCAGGCTTCTTCTCAGAACCGGCCTCAACCCTCACTTGAGCTTTATCAAACTCAGCATTGGTTAACTCGGGTGACTTCAACATCTGAGGAATGAACGAGTAATCGTCGCTCGTGTAATCTTCCGACAATAACTCTTTAGCAAGAAATCTCTGCTCACAAAACGAGTAGTCCAGCAAAATAGGTTGCCTAAAATTTGGGGTGTTCTGAAACGCTCTAGCATATCTTTCTCGATAACGTTCGAATCTTTCCTTCCCAGAGGTCCACGCAAGAGAGATGGCCGTATTTGCGTTATCAATAATCGCGATGCGTGGGTCACCATCTGCCGCCTTATTCGATACATACTGGACACATTTATCAAGTGGACCCTCATCAATGCATGCCATGTACATGATACCTGCATACTCATCAGTCAAGCGGGTAGTGCAAGCCAAGAAACTGCACTCTGTTACGTCTCTATCAGGAGGGAAAACTGCCGCTTTCTTTGCGTCTGTGTACTTGTAGCCAAAGTTATCAAAAAGAAACTTAGAAACATTTGCGCCGGAAAACCAATCAATGCAAGAAGCTCTAGTGACGAAATTATCGTCGCCGGCAAGTGACATTCTAACAAAATGCAAGAAACAATAAACATTGGCCTTCAATGGGTCATATTGTTCGGCTAGACCAAAATAGGCCACTCCAAGTAGGATGCCACTACAGAAAGAGCATATGAACGCTGTCAGCCAGTTCCCACTGGGGTTACCGAACTTTGCTCTAAAAAGATCAGAACCAAGAACGAAGTAATAATGGCATAAACTGGCCAAATAACTCGCCCTCTGTCTCTTTTCTTCATCTGTTGGAGTCTCCCCATAATAGGCATAGATCCTGTTCGTAAAGCGATAGAGCTCGTCATAAATTTCGCCCTTTATAATGTTCTCCTGACCGCCAATGTCCCCGTCAAACGCTTTATAGCCAATCTCTCGGTGCCACTTTATAAAGTCATCCCAGTCGCTTGAAAAAACATTCATGCCACACTTGAACGGGATGCGATCGAAGTGTTTTTTAAAGAGACCGACCATTGCTCCGAAGTACATCTTTCCACAAAGGTTGGCTTCAATGGGGGCACACTTTATACCTCTTGTTTTCTTAACAACTCCGTCTTCATTGCACTTGAGAGTCTCATCCTTCATGCAAAGCTGATTGACATAGAATGGCACAACTCCGTCGCTAAAGGCATTATGGAGTGTGGCAACGCGCTGAGCACAATCAGGGTCGGAGATGAACCAGTCGCCATCGCCGTTCTGTTCCATGATACCGTGCTTACCCTTCACCCCATGCTTCCTACTAAGGGTCGATGGGAGTCCAGGAGACCCTGCCGTGGGGTACCTGTCCACAAGGCGCCCATCGCCATTAAGAGCTTCTTTCAATGTCAAAACACGAATGTGAGTTTCCTCACAGACGGGTATGACAGAAGTTACACTCTCAAACAATGCGTCGCCCGCTAACTTCACCCACTTTTCCGGCATAACGGCAAGGGAAGCATCCGCACGGTTTGCGATCTGAGCTAGGACATCAAAAGGGCCCAGACTCGTTCTAGCGTCAGTGGGGTCTCCCATAATGGACGGCTCGTAAATGACGTCCTTCTCAAGATGGTTGTATATGAGTGATCTCACATACTTTGTTTTTGATGAGACACCGGGCGGCGCCCACGTCAATTTACCGAGATGTGTATATGAATCATTGAGCTTAACTCTGGGCTCGCATGGAACCACATCCGAAACTGCGCAATGCTTAGTAATCGGATAATGTTTTCTATCCAATTCAGCTAAACACTCGTGAACCTCATCAATCGTCACAACCGCCGACGTGGATTCACTTGAGAGAGGGCGCGATCTAATCCCGACATGTATAGATAAGATCTTGTACTGCCCGTCGACCTTGCCTATAACTGGGAAACCGCAATCGCCGTGACTGCATTGGTAATCAGAGAGAATAGATATGGGCAGATAAACGTCAGGTTTTTTAGAGCCGTCAACACTCGAATACTGCAAAAAGGCATGAGGGAGGTTTCTGACAGTACCGACAATGCCCTTGGAAACCCCGTCAAACCTGACCATCTTAATATCGCGGAACTCAGCTCTATGAACAAACTTCTTCGCAGGTATATGAAAGTCAGTCATGTTTTTCTTTGGCGGGACCTTCGAACCACA